TCCATCAGCGTCAGGGCCTGTACTAGGAGACTGGGTAGCATCACCATGGCCTGTACGGTTGCCTCAGTGTCAGTTTCACGCGTCCTCTTTGGCCAGCGTCAGCAGAAACGTATTGCCGGTCAAGGCTTGGATGGCGATGTGGCGGTGGTTGCTGCCGCTGATCTGGCGAATCTTGAGCCCCGTCGGGAGGATGACGACTTCAAGCGCCCCTCCCGCGACGGGAATCAGCAGCACCGCATCGCTGGGGAGGTCCTGCTCAGGGGAGCGCTCGGCAGGACTATGATACGTGGGCGTTTCCCATCTGTGGGGCATGCGTTCGCTCCTTCGTGTGTTACGTTGCGCATCGTCTCACTCCTGTGCGTTAGCGACCCGCGTGCTCGATGTCGGCGCGTGGCAGGCCCAAGTGGGTCAGGTACGCCGCGAGCACGGCCTGTTGCCCGGCCTGCCAGCTCACGGCCTGCGCGGCGCGGATGGTCTGGCGGGCCTGGGCCGCTTCGGTGGGATGGGCCTGGCACCAGGTGCGCCAGGCCGTGTTGAGCTCGTGCATGGTCATACTGTCTCCTCCGTGTGGGGCCAGCGCCGGTCTCCTCAGGGCTGGCCCGTGGGGTGTTAGGCGAAGTCCTCTGTCACATCCCGCTCGCTGGGCAGCGGCGTGAGGGCCTCCAGCGCGGCGACGAGCTGCTGCGCCATGCCGAGGTGGGCGCGGGTGAGGACGAGGCAAAAGCCCTGTCCGTCAAGCATATAGCCCGGAAGACTCACGGTCACGCGGGCGTCCCCGTGGGGGCAGATCACGGGCTGATCGGTGGGGCGTAAGCCAAAATGGCTGTCCGTCCAGGTCTGGCGCATATGCTTCCTCTCCTTCCATGGATGGTTATGCTGCAAGGCTGCGGCCTTGCCGGGTGCAGCGCGGCCCCAAGGTCAGATCCTCGGGCGCGCACCCCCAATAATTCCCGTAGGCCATCGGCCCTGGGTAAAACCGCACGCCCCCCTCCGCGTCGAGGCGCGCAATGCCGGGCGTCTCTTGCCCATACCAGTCGGTGTAGATGGCCAGACAATACTGCTCCAGCGGACTCTGGTAGAGCTGGTGCAGGGCCGCGTCAAAGGTCACGGCCTCGACCTCGCGCACCGTGACGGGCTCCAGCTGTAAGCCGTGCTCCCGTTGGTACTGGGTCCACCGGCAGCCGAGCGCGGCCGTGAGTTCATCGTCAAACTGTGTTATAGTCTGGGTCTGCATGATTCCGTCTCCTCAGTACAGGCCCCCCCGTCTCGTTACCGCGGGGCGGGGGGCGTGTGGTTAGGCGATCTCTTTCCCGTCTTGCATAATGCGGGCGCGATACCCGCCTTCCTGCAATGCCCGCCGCGTCTTCCACGCATTCATGTAGGTCACGGGGGCCAGGCTGTAGCGCTCCCAGCCCCCTTCGGTCTGCACCTCGACCGTATACCGAAACATGCGCTCTCCTTAGTACGGCGGCGCTGGGAGCTGGTCAATCTGCTCCCGGTCCGTCTGCGGCAGCGCCGCATAATCCTCGTCGGGGCAGCCGGTCGGGTGATAGATGCGCCGCCAGCGCTGTTCCAGCACCGACCAGTACCGGACATAGACCTCATCATACGCATCGCGGTGTGTCGTCGTGGGATAGCGGCTCCTCATCGTGTCGCTCCTCAGCACGGGCTCCTCGTGGGCGAGCGCATAGGTAAACGCCTCGGTCGTGCCATCGGCTTGCTCCTGCGTCACCGGGCGGGGCGCGGTGAGGCGATCCATGACCTGTTGGATCACGCGCGTACGTTCAGACATCCTCTCTCCTCCTTCGTGTGAGTCCTCCCCATTGCCCAGGCTTGGACTGGTCCGCCGCGCCCTCTGCGCCGCGAAGCTGGGTTACGTCACACGTCTGCTGGCTGCCGCTTCGGCCCTCGACCACCAGGTATCTGGCTCGAATGTCCCAGCCTCTGTCTGCGGGAGCACCCGCTTGCGCGGTCGCTCTGTTGTTGTATCTATATTATCCTTCATCAGAGAGAAGGTGTCAAGGGATATTTTTCGCTAGGATGAAAAAATATTCTATGCTATACTTCTCTTTAACGATAGATTCTATCCTTAGAGAGAAGGAGAAATCCATGTCTATCCAACAGCGCCTTTCTTCCTCGCTCCGTAGGCGCAATATGACGGCCTACGCATTGGCGAAGGAGACAGGGCTCTCCCAGTCGATCCTTTCGTATCTGCTCAACGGCCACAAACCTATTGACAAGATCGAAGTCGGCACGGCCAAGCGGATTGCTACTAGCTTGGGCGTCACGCTCGACTATCTCTGTGGCATGCATGACGAGAAGGTGTAAATGGCTTTCACCTCTCCTCACCCCCCTTACTAACAGGGGAGCCTCTTCTCCTGGTGAGTCACGTCATCAGGCTCGCGTGGCGCCCCTCCACCACCCCCACCACTTTCCGCTTGACACTGACCTGCGACTGTACTACCTTCTGTTTCCAAGCGTTGTCTTATGAGAGAGACAGATCTATCTATCTCTTATCTACGGATGACGTGTGCCTATTCTTCTGTAGTCTCTAGAGATATAGTCTTCTCTCTCCTCTGACCACGCCCGTGACTCATAAGCTGCGCTGCCATGTGGTCAGTCGATCACCTCCACACTGACCACACGGTCTCGCCGCTGCCACTAATGATAAAATATCATTGCGAATCATTGGATATCATGCATGGCTTGGCCCAAAGGCAAATCCCGCCCTCCGTATAATGGCGCTGGCCGTCCGCAGGGCGCCGTCGACGAACACACGCGGGAAATTCGCGCCTTTGCGCGGTCTGTCCTCGAACAACCCAAAGTCCGCGCACGTTATCTCCGCCAAGCCATTGCTGGCGATCTCTCTCCCACGATTGAGCAACTCCTCTTTTATTATGCCTATGGCAAGCCGAAGGAACAGGTGGAGCATTCCAGCGATAGTGAGCACCCGCTGATGATCATCCTGGATCGGGGACGCGATTATGGCTACAGCGATAGCCCCTGACCACGCCCTGCACTTGCCCTACCTGTTCCAGCCCCGCTCCTACCAGTGGCGGATCTGGGACGCCTGGGATCGCGGTATCCGCCGCTTCGGCCTGGTCTGGCACCGCCGGAGTGGCAAAGATAAGACCTTGCTCAACTTCATGATCGAGCGCATGGTGGAGCGCGTCGGCAACTATTACTACATTTTCCCCAAGCAGAATCAGGGCCGGCGGATCCTCTGGGATGGCATCGACCGCGAGGGCGGCCGCTACCTGGATCATTTTCCCCCCGAGCTGCTCTACAGTGAACCGAATAAGTCAGACATGCAGCTCACCCTGCGCCATCCCCAGAATCTGCGTGAACCAGGCTCCACGTTCCAAATCCTCGGCACCGACCGCAACCTGGATGTCCTCGTGGGGGGCAATGGCGTGGGCCTCGTGTTCAGTGAGTATGCCCTCCAGAATCCCCAGGGATGGCGCATTGCCCAACCGATCCTCCGCGAAAATGGGGGCTGGGCCGCCTTTCCCTATACCCCACGCGGCCATAATCACGGCTACGATCTCTACAAGCTCAATCACGATAACCCGGACTGGTACTTCGACATGCTGACCGTCGAGCAGACGCGGCGCGATGGGCCAGGCGAGAATGGCTTGCCCGTGGTGAGTCTCGCCGACATCGAGGCCGATAAGCGCGAGGGGATGAGCCAGGACCTGGTGGATCAGGAATACTACCTGTCCTGGGAAGCCGCCATTCCGGGCGCCTACTATAGCCAGCAGTTCCGGCTCGTCGATCAGGAGCGGCGCATTACCAGCGTGCGCTATGACCCCAGCTACCCGGTGTATACCTTCTGGGATATCGGGGTGGATGACGCCACGGCCATCTGGTGTGCGCAGTTTATTGGGCGCGATATCAACCTCATTCACTACTACGAATCGCACGGCGTGGGGGCGGATCACTATGCCGACTATCTGATGCGCTTGCCCTGGGGCGAACGCAAGAAGTACCGAGCGCATCTCTTGCCGCATGACGGGCGCGTCCAGGAGTGGGGGAGTGGCGAACGCCGGCAGACCACGCTGCAGCGCCAGATTCATGGGCAGGTGCTGATTGCCGAACGTGCGCGCCTGGAGACGGGCATTGAGCAGGTGCGCACCATGTTTCCCCGGTTGTGGTTTGATAGTGGGGCGTGTGAGGCGGGGATTGCGGCGCTGCGCAGCTACCACCAGGAGTATGACGAGCGGCGCAACGTGTTTCTGCCGCATCCCGAGCATGACTGGGCCACGCATGGGGCGGACGCTCTGAGGACATTAGCGACGAGCCTGCCCCAGGTCCATGCCATCGAGCGGCGCCATGAGGGGCGTGAGTACGAAGGCTACGTGCCGCCGCCGCTGCGGGTGCGCTCGCACCGGACTGTGCGCACGGGGTCATGGATGCGGTGAGACTGATCGTGTTGGGTGATTATTGGGAGAAAAGCGTATCAGTTGGCAGGAAGTATGGCAGGAAGGGTCGTGTTTCCGGGCGTGCTATCTCAACTGATCGGCAAAGAGCAGTTTGCGTATGAGTTGGGGGAATGATGCAGAGTGAGTCGCGCCAGGTCACGCCTCTGGACATTGAGGAGACATTACTGGTGGTTGATGCCATCGCGCAGGCGCGGCAGGTAATTGTGCAGCGGTTGGGGGGCACGCCGGAAGGCGAGCTGTTAGAGAGTCAGTTTCGCGTCATGGCGCGGAGCGTGTATGAGCTACTCGGTCTGCTCGTGTGGACGCGCGAGCGGCAAGGAGGGGGAGATGCCTGATCTTGGGGACGTGAAGGAAGAACGGTTAGCGCAGATTGCCTATACCGCGTATGCGGCGGCGCATCAGTGGACGATGTGGCGCGGGCCGATGGTGCGCTGGGTGGCGCTCAACGATGAGGAGCGGCAGGCCTGGGGAGAGACCGTCGTGCGCGTCAAGTTGGAGTTAGAGAAAGAGGCGGAGATCGCCAGGAGGAATGCCGAACATGGGCGAACAGTCAGCACCCGATAAGCCAGACAAGCCGGACCACCCGGACCATCCCCATGGGGGACCGCCGGGGCAGACCGGGGAGCATCCGGAGCACCCGCATGGGGGGCCGCCGGGGCAGGACAAACCGAAGCCTCCCGACGCGGAAGAGCCCGAGCCTGAACCGAAGGAGTAGCCCATGCCGGCGAAATCGAAAGCCCAGCAACGGTACTTTGGGGCCGAGCTCGGTCGCAAAAGGGCAGGCAAGAAGACGGAGACGGGGCTGAGCGAAGAAAAGCTGTCAGAGATGGCGGCCAAGCCCAAGGGCAAGCGCTTACCCGAGCGCAAGGCCAAGAAGGGGACATGACATGGCACAACGACGCATCTTGCCCATGCCGGGCGAGAAGGTGAGTGAAGGCACGAGCAAGTACAGTACGGCGTATCCGCGCAATCGGCAGCGGGAGAGCAGTCAGGGGCCACCGATTGGGTCGGGGGGGAAGAGTGATCCGCGCTATCAGTGCCTGCATGGGCCAGACTTTACCATGCGGGAGTTGTCGAGCAAGAAGGTGGACTAATGGAACACACGTGGCGCGGGGTGCCCGTCGTCGTGGTGGGCAAGACACTCCACCGCGTGTGGGAGGGCCTGGACGGGGCGGAGCTGTTTGTGCTGTGTACGGATGGCACGCTGTACTGTGTGCGCATGGCCGACCAGGGGACACTCAGCATGACCGAGGTACGAGGCGAGGAGGAGGTATGCCACGAGCCAAAGCCACCAGCCGCATGAAGTCCCCGACGATAGTGGCGCAGGTGGACGGGAAGCAGTATACGGCGCAGGTGGAGCCACCGACGCCCAACAATGAGTTACGCTTGATGAAGATGGCGCAGGCGGATGCCGGGCCGGCCATTGAGGTGAAGACGCTCAGGAAAGGGGAGCGGCGCTAGATGGAAGTGGTCAGGGATGACCAGCGGGACGACAGCGTCCCCGAGGAGGAGACGCCCGAAGCACGGGCGGGGCGACTCATCCGGGAGGCGCGCGACCTGGTGGCGCTGGTGGAGACGCAGGACGGGGACAACCGCAAAGAGCAGGCGGAAGACTTGCGCTTTAAGGCCGGCGAGCAGTATCCGCAGAGTGTCTTAGAGGCGCGGAATCGGCCGGGGGAAGAACGACCCTGCCTGGTGCTCAACGAAACGTATCCTATCGTCAAACAGGTCACGAACGATTGGCTGATGAATCCGCCAGGGGTGGAAGCGTATCCGGTGGATGAGCGGGCGGACCCGAAGACGGCGGAAGTGATTACGGATATGCTGCGGCACATTGCCTGGGGCTCCAGTGGGCAGGGGGCGGCGGCGATTGCCTTTGAGGCCGGGGCGGACATTGGGCGCGGCTATATCGTGCTGCGGGCCGATTATGAGCGCGACGACAGTTTTCACCAGACGATTTTCCTGGATCCGGTGGTGAACACGTTTAGCGTCTATTTTGATCCCGACTCGGTGCTGTGGGATGGGTCGGACGCGCGGCGCTGTGTGCTGGTGGATAAGATGCCCAAAGCCGAGTTTCAGCGCACGTACCCGGAGGCCGAGACGACGACGCTCCGGTTAGGCGAGAGTGGGGACTACGGCGGCTGGGTAACCGAGGAGCATGTCTGGGTGGCGTCCTACTACTATCGGGAGTATGAGCGGGATATATTGTATGGGTTAGCCAATGGGAGTACGACGTGGGCTTCGGAGCTCCAGGATGCGCAGGTGGCCGCGTTGGCGCAGGCGGTGGGGTTTGTGCCGGGGCAGGTGCGCGAGGTGCAGCGCACGCGGGTGCGCTGGGCGAAGCTGACGGCGGTGGAGGTCTTAGAGGAACGCACGCTCCCGGGGACGTTTCTCCCGGTGGTGCCGCTCTATGGCGAGCGCGTGGTGATGCAGGATGGCGAGGTGAAGCGCTTTGGGATGATTCGGCCCTTGCGGGACCCCAACTTGATTATTAACTATGCGGCGACAACCAAGACGGAGTTGGTGGGGTTGCAACCGCGCGCGTCCTGGAAGGGGCCGGCGGGATTTATGGGCGAGGGCGCCCAGCGGGCGGCCTGGGTCCGGTCCAACCTGGAAAACATTGTGGCGTTGGAATATGACCGGGTGGGCCTGGATGGGTTGCCGATTGAGGGCAGAGACATTGAGCGGGTGGCGTTTCCGCCGGTCCCGGTGGCGCTGGTGGAGATTGAGCAGAGTGCGCAGGCGTATATGCAGCGGCTCTCCGGGATTAGTCAACCGGCGCAGCTCACGGCGGGCAATAATCGCTCGCGGGCGAGTTTACGGGAGCAGGATACGCAGGCCTCGATGGCGAATTACCACTACGTGAGCCATGCGCAGATGACCATGTTGCAGGTGGCGCGCATTTGTCTCTCGTGGTTTCCGACGTACTATACGGCGCCGCAAGTGGCGCGCATGCTGGGGGAAGATGGGCAGGTGCAGACGACCCCGATTAACCAGCGCCAGCAACAGGTGGACCCCAGGACGGGGCAGGCGATCTGGACGGTCCTGCATGATCTGAGCGTGGGGCAGTACGATGTGCGGCTCAAGGCTGGCCCCAGCTACCAGACGAAGCGGCAAGAGGCCGGCGATAAGATTGTGGAGTTGGTGGGGCGTGGGTTTACCAAGCTCACGGACGTGGCGGGCAGTGATCTGATTCGCTCGCTGGACATGCCGGGGGGCGACAAGATTGCGCAGAAGCTCGCCATGACGGAGCCCCAGGTGCCCGGCGAGGATATGGATGCCGAGCAGCAGGTGCCGATCCTGATGGGCCAGTTGCAGAAGGTGCAGCAAGAGGCCCAGGCCCTCAATGCGCATGCGCAGCAATTAGAAATGGCCGCGCAGCAACTGACGGAAGAGAACCGGGAGTTGCGGATTCAGCAGACGGCGCTGCGGGCACAGCTGCAGGGGGACCAGGCGGAATATACGGTGCAAAAGCGCCTTGATGGGCTCAAGTTGCAAGAACAGCAACTGGGACAAGCCGAGAACGAATTACGGTTGCAGGCGCAGATTACGCGGCTCCAGGAGCAAATCGCGCAGTTACAGACGCGGCAGGTGGCGTTGCAGAGCAATGGGCAGGGGGACGGGGACGATGCGGGACGCGGATAGTGCGCCGGTGCCACAGGCGTGGGAGGTGTGGGCGCCCGCGCTGGTGGCGCAGGCCTGCGAGGAACTCGCCAGGACGATTGACCAGTGGGCTCTCTGGACAACGCTTGAGGCCTTTGGCCTGTCGCACGTCTTGGACGCAAGTGAGGACTAAGTATGAGTGAACCATGTCCCCTGCGGGGGTGTCAGGAAGTGCTGCGGCATGAGCATCGGCTGCGGCGGTTTCATACGGAAACCGGGATGTTTTGGGGCGAGTTGTACGACGACGACATTCGGTTGCTGAATGAGGCGCGGGCGGCCCATGACTTGCCGATGCTGCTGTGGCGCCCGCCGCAAGCGGACTCCTCGGCGCAAGAGTTGATGTGGACCTCGGAGCACGGTATTCAAGCGGTGCAGGAGGAGTCCGATGCCACCGACCCCGCATGAGGCGTTGCAGGAGTTAGAGGCTCTTGTGGAGGTGATGGGCTGGAAGTGGGCGGGCTTAGAGGAAGAAGCGGACCTCTTAGCCGAGGGCTTAGCCGCGCATTGTGATGCCAAGGGCATGCCGATCTGGCAGGTCAATCTGGTCTTGTGTTTTACCCTGGCGCAGCTCATCTGTGAACCGTACCAGGCGGACTGGGAGAAGGTAGGGAGCATCTATATAGGGTTTTTGCAGCGGTGTCTCCAGGCGTTAGCGCCTCTTCTCGTGACGAACGACACGGCCGAGTAGGCGAGGCAGCGGTGCAACTCCGCTGCCGTGTGATGACAATTTCATAGTCCCTGCGCTGTTGGTAGCCTGATCCCCTACTAGCCGCGCCACTCTGAGGCAGAGTGCTTGGTTGCAACCGCCAAGCACTCTGCCTTTTTTTTGGCCAGCGTCAGGGACTATGTACCCTAGAGCAGTTTCGCCCCGGTGGTCTCCTCGACCAGCGGTCCAGCGTGTGAGAGGGGGACGCCAGGCCCCAGAGTCCTGGTCGATGAGGAAAGGGAAGGGCATGGCTGACGAAGTCTATGATCCATTTCCAGGGATGCAGGTCCGCCGGTGGGGAGATGATGCTCCCGAACCTACGTCGAACGCGGTAGCCGACCCTCCGGCTACGTCGGTGGCCGTAGAGTCGGAGACGCCTGCCCCAGCGGACGAACCAGAGGTCAGTGAGGAAGTCCCACCGCCAGAGGCAGCGTCGGAAGACGTGCCTGCCGAGGGCGAGGAAGAGGCGCCAGCGGATGGGGCAGAGCAACCACGCTCACGCCGGCCGATTGCGCCGCGCATCTCCGAACTGACCCGCGAACGGAATGCCGCCGAGTTGGCAGCGGCCAGGGCTGAGGGTCGGGCTGAAGCGCTCCAAGAAGCGGTCTCGTATTGGCAACAACAGGCTTTGGGACAGGCCCCGGGGCAGGCGCTAGCCGTGCCTCAGGACGGCCTCCAACGGGATGCCCAGGGACGGGTGCAGCGGCCGCGGGAGCATGACTATGCCACGACCGAGGCGTATCACCAGGCCCTGGATGTGTATGACCAGGCGCGGGATGCGGAACGGACGGCGGCCATTACGGCGCAGGTCCGCTCCCAGATGCAAGCCGAGACGGCGCTCGCGGCCGTGAAGGCGGAGCGGCCCGATTATGAGCAGGCCGTGGGCCGCTGGCAACAGACCAGTCGCATCGACCAGTACGCCCAGGCGGCGATTGGGCAGAGCCCGGAACGCTTTGCCCTGTGTCATCACCTGGCCACGCATCCCGAGGAGAATGCCCAGTTGGAGCGGCTGAGTGGCTTTGAGGCCATTCTCGCTGTGGGCGCACTGGCGGAACGCCTGCGGATGGCCCGCGACGCGCCCCCGCCCCCGCCCGCCCCCGTGCCTACGTCCCCAGAGCCACGAGCACCGACACCGCCGCCGCTGCCCATTCCCCCCACGCGCGGGCGCAGTACCCCGACGCCCCAGGGGTATGAGGGCTTGTCCTTTACGGAGTTTAAGAAGCTCCGGGACAAAGAAGAAGCGGAGGCCCACCGCTAAAGGAACGCAGGGACTATGGCAGGCATTCTGACCTCACAGCTCATTACCGATGAAGCGGCACGCTTGTGCCTCAATAACCTGGTGGCGGGGAAAGCCATTAACCGCCAATACGACGACCAATTTTACAAAGGCGGGGGCAAATGGGGCTCGACCATCAATATGCGCTTGCCCCAGCGCTACCTGGTGACGAGTGGCAATACGCTCGGCACGCAGGCGCAGGATGAATATAGCCGGCCGTTGGCGCTGAACTATATCAAGCATGTCCCGGTGCAGTTTTCGACGCCGGATCTGGAGTTGCGGCTGCAAGACTTCAGTGACCGCGTGCTGGCGCCGGCGATGGCGCAGCTGGCGAACCAGATTGATAGTGATCTGCTGGATGTCATGCACTATAACACGGCGAACTTTGTCGGCACACCGGGGACCATTCCCAACACCCTCAAAACCTATCTGGATGCGGGGGCGATGCTGTCGGATGACTCGGCGCCGCGGGATCAGCTGCGCAGTCTGGTGCTCTCGACCGCCAGTATGGCTGCGATTGTGGATGCCCTGAAGGGCTTGTTTCAGCAATCGACCGAGATTGGTGAGCAGTATATGCAGGGCCTCATGGGCCGTGCCGGCGGGTTTAAGTGGGGCGAAGACCAGAATGTGCCCAGTCACACGGTGGGTCCGCTGGGCGGCTCGCCGCAAGTCGCGGGGGCGAACCAGGGGCTGCTCACGGGCTGGGCGGAGTATACCGATGTCACCACGTCGGGCTGGACCGCCTCGGCGGCGGTGCGGCTCAACCGCGGGGACGTGATTACCTTTGGGGGGGTGGAAGCGGTCAACCCGGTGAACCGGCAAAGTAGCGGCTATTTGCGCACGTTTGTCGTGGAATCGACCGTGGGGGGCAACATTTCTAGTGATGGCACCGGCGCCGCCACCATCCGCGTCCGGCCGGCCATTATTGCCGGTGGGCAGTATCAGAATGTCACGGCGCGACCGGCCAACCTGGCGCCGATTGTGGTGAAAGGGGCGGCGGGCGTCGTGGGGCGGCGCAACTTTGCCTTCCACCGGGACGCCTATGTGCTGGCCTTCGCGGATCTCGAAATGCCGGATGACGTGGACTGGAAGGCCCGCGTCTCCATTCCCGAGCTGGGCTTTAGTATTCGCGCCCTGCGGACCTATGACATCAGTAGCAATAACTGGCTCTGCAGATTCGAGTGCCTTTATGGGATCGCACCGCTTTTGCCGGACTGGAGCGTGGCCGTCGCGGCGTAAGGAGGAACAGGGATGGCTGAGTTTCCTGAAGAATATATCTTTCAAGAGTATCCGAAGTATCTTTATCACGAGAATGGGGCGGCCACGATTGTTGCCAGTGCCGAGGACCAAAAGGCGCTGGGCGCCGGCTGGCATGAGAAAATCAGTGAGCTGGGGGTGGAAACCTGTCCCCAGGCCAAGCCCGACGTGCCGCGCGGCTCCGAAGTCATGCCCGGCTTTGCGAAGGCGTCCCCGCCCCCGCCGCCGCCGCCCCCGACGCCGACGCCAAGTAGTAGCGGGGCGAGTAGCCGGCGGGGCTCCGACTAGTCATGGCCGTGAGTACCGTCCTGGATCTCCTCACCACGGCCTGTGTCGGTATTCGGGTGCATCGGCTGGGGGCGTCCCTGCCCCCCGAGATGGCGCAGCATGCCCTCGAAGCGCTCAATATGCTCCTGGAGACGTGGACGGTCGACCGGCGGCGGCTCTACCGGGTGCAGGAGGTCGTGGTGCCGTTGACGATGGCCTCCAGCTATACGGTTGGGCCGGGGGGGCAAGTCAATGTGCCCTTTGTGCCCGTCGCGATTCAGCCAGGGTTTACGCGCCTGGGGGGCATGGATTACCCGTATGACCCCATGACGCGGGAGGTGTATCAGACGTGTATCAGCTGGAAGGACCAGGGCGGGACGGTTCCCAGTGCGATCTATTACGAGCTGCAAACGCCCCTAGGAAGCATCCATCCCTGGCCAGTGTCGGGGGGCGAGCTGCATCTGATGGTGGAT